CTCAATGGCTTCAATCAGCACTGGCACACTGCCCGTTTGAGACTTATCAAGCTCGAATTGAAGCTGTTTCATGGCATTGGTAGGCAGACGACCTTCCACACCAAAGCCAGTACGAACAAAATCAAGGCTGAACCAGCCGTTATTTTGCTCCAAGCCAACAATGGCAAGGTCAAAGGCGTTATCGGCTTTGTTGACGTTGATTTCTTCGACGCTGTCGCGAAGGACGCGAACACGGTCAATGGATGCGTCTTTGAAGTGAATGCGCTTCAATGACAGCAAAGGTGAGCGCTCAGCAAAATCAAACGGCGTACGACCTGTTGCACTTGCAAACCAAGACAGTGAGTAAATGCGTGGCAAGTAAATACGTTGTGATTGAGCTTGAGTCGTGTGAGAACGTGCGCGGATGCTTGGCGCAGCTGTGCCACCCGCTTTTGATGCAAGCTGGATGTAAACAAACCAGATTTCACCTTGCAGAGTCACTAGCTCACCAGTACGCACACCACCTTTTGTACGCAGCGTTAGATCTGCAAAAGGAATAACGTAACGTCCCGCCTGAGTGAACTGTTTGCGGTGCTCTTGAAGGTCAACCAAGTCTTGACCTGTTAGGTTGTAGACTTCTTTGCCGTTTAGCGTGATGCGTACACGCTCAATATCGGCTGGATTAAGGATGTCAGTTACCAGCTCAATGGATTGGTAGGTTGGACCACTAACCAAGCGTAAGCTTGCTTGATTGCCCCAATTCACCCCTTCTACAGGGTCTAAATCGAGTGGACGAGGGTTAAATGGTGTGTTGAGTAGTTCCATAATTAAAACCACCCTGCATTGCCGTTAAGCTGTTCTTTAACTGGCTTAAGTGCGCCAATGTTGTTGATTGCCGCTAATACCAATAGCGCAACGACAACCGTCATCAGCATAGTTTTATGACTTGCTTTCATTTTCATGTTTTCCCCTGATTCGCATCGTTGGAAAGAGTTAAAAGAGCCATTATCAAATCAGACAACCACACGGCGGTCACTGACTTTAAACCTATAGGTTAAACGAATAACCTATAGGTTTAGATGTGAAGTAAATCACTGTCATTTAGCGATAATTTAAACTGAGCTTTGCCCCTGTCGCGCAGTTAAACGCCTTGTGTTGAACGTTACCAATGCCATCGCACACCAATAAATATTCTGCGATAGGCTTATTGATTCGCAGTTTGTTTATCTTGGCAGATTTCAATTGGGCAATGGTGTTCACGTCCAGCCCTCGTCTATCCGCTAACCATTGCGCATCTGCCATTGAGTTAACCGCACCAATCCACCAAACGCTTGATTGCTCGGTGACGGTTTTCGGCACTTCTTGCCCCCGTTGAAAAACCGTGTGCACAACCAGCCCATATTGACGACCACCGCGAAGCAGCTCACCCGCTCGCCCTTTAAGCTTGCCATTGGTTTCAACACAAGAAGCCAACTCTTCAATGATGATGTGTAGCTTATCAGCGCGACCATTACCCATTGACCACACCACCGATGAAAAGAACTCCAGCTCTCCCGCTGTCGCGCCTTTACTCGGTACGTAAGCCAACTTAAACGGTTTACCACGTCTACGTGCCATCACTAACGCCTTGAGAAAACCGAGACGCGTACTTACCCCAAGGCATCGCTGACCGCGAAATTTCGCCCCTGCATAGTTTCGATACGGGTCAAAAAACACCGCTTGAGCCGATTTGGGAACCAGCCCTAGGTGTTTAACGGCTGAGGTTTTCCCGCCTCCCGTTCCCGCCACATAAATCGTATGCTCAGCATCGTGTGACGGGTTCGAGTTTACAGGGTTAGGCAGTGCCAGAGGTTGAGGCTTTTTCGCCATGCTCCGCCTCCATCTTGCTACGTTGAAGCGCTTCAAGCTGTTTTCGTGATGCGTAGACCAAACCCAAGATAGCAAGAACAAGCGTTGCCTCTTCGATGTAGTCCCCAAACACTGCCATCAGCGTTGAGCCGTGCTTTTCAAACACTGGAATAGCCGCATCAATAACCGCTTGCTTGCTTTTGGCGTCAAACTCAAATTCAACACCAGAAATAACCGCCGTTGCTTGCTCAGTTAAGGTAAACGCCACTTCCAACAGTCCCGCCACCGCTTCGCTGTTGGTTTCTGTCGTGTCTTGGTTAGTCGCGCTAGGTTCGGTTACGTTAACCGTTTCGCTATCCGCTTGCTCTTGTTGCTCAAGCTGTTGAATGACCGCCCCAAAATCGCCCCAATCATCAGCGGTGTTTGTGTCTTCAAGTAAGACGCTATCAGGCTGCGACATGCTCACCCCCTTCTTTTTGCGGTTTGTTTACCAACTTGCGAAACACCCAAAGCGCGAACCCCAACGCTAAAAGCACCATCATTACGCGCTTAACCGTCTTGTTACCCCACAATGTAAGCGTCTTAGTGTCAGTCTGGTTAACGGTCTCTGTTTCGGTTTCCTCTACCGCTTCACTGACTTGGTTAACGGTTAACTCTTCGGTTTCATCACTTAAAATAACCGTTTCATTTTCGACTTCGATTTTAGGCTCGCTAACCTGTACTGGCGCGGCTTCAAGCGGTTTAAGGTCGCTTAATTCCGCGACCATATTTGCGCTAATAAACTCGCTCCCGCGCTTACTGATTGAGCTGTTACCACACTCAGGACAGCGGTAATACAAAATACCGATATTGCGCCCGTTTTTTGGTGTTTCACCAGTTGCAATCAATTTGCCTTCACCGCATTGGTGAACGGTTGAGGCAGATTGGCAAACCGGACAAGACACATAACCGCGAACTGGGTTTTCGACCTTAGCCATGGCTCACCTCTGCCTCTTCAATACCGTTTAGCGCATGTAAGTCAGAAGTGATGCGAGCGCGAAGCTTAGCGCGTCCAACACTGTTGATTTGCTCTAGTTGCTCGATTTGCTCAAACAGGTTTACAGGCAAGCCCAAACCTTCTAGGGAAATGTTGCCGCTCATCAGCATTGGCATAGCGGTTTTCATAATCGACTTTGAGTCCATCCCTTTTAAGCTGGCAATCTGCTTTTTCAGTGATGCCGTTAACTGGTCAGCCGCATCCAGCGCGGCAAGGTCACGCTGACAATCATCAATAGATAGTGTTTTCATAATATTCCCCTGTCTCTCGACGTTAGTTGTTAGTTAAAGATGCCCCTGATTCACATCGTTGGCAGAAGTTAATGAGTCGCCTCTGATTCGCATCGTTGACGAACTTGGTAGGAAGCCTCTAAGTAGGCATATTTGTTTGCCATTGCTAGGTTTATTTCATCCTCATCAGGCTCAGGTATCGGCGGCAAACTATCCAAAACGCTTCGCCAGTAAGCTCGACGCTCTAAAAAGCGCTCACGTTCACTTTCGTATTGCTCCCGAGCAGATTCGCGTAAATCACTCAGGTCTATTTCGTGAGATTTCCCGTAAATCTCTCGCCTTAGAATCTCGTCATGCTGCCCCATCGCACCGATTAGCTCCATTGACCATCCGCGCGCCCCTGTTGCCCACATAAGAAACTTATCCATTCGAGCCTTGGCGTCCTCACCATCAAAGGTGATAGAGAAAGCATTCTTGGTGGAAACATTCATCTCACGAGCTTTCATATCTTGCGCTACATTCTTTGCTGCTCTCTCTAAGCGGATAATGCGCGCTTTCAGCTTGTTCAAATGCTCATCAGGCTTGCTTTGCTGCTCAGCAATACCAACCGCCTTCACCGTTTGTGCTTTTTGCTTATTGATGCGAGCGATTGAGCGCTGCATTGGTTTTTTCCATTGCTCCAGCTTGTAGCCAAGCTCTTTGATGACTGCCGTAATGTTATCGGTGTCAAACGTGGCGAGCGTCTCCCAAGCTGGCGCGCGAGAACAACGTGCAATGTTGTAGCGATTACCTCGAATTAACCCTTGGTCTGCATTCTCACCTTTTGCTGCATAACCAAGTGCTTTGATTAAATAGGTGCTGGCTGCCTTGGGCTGTTTTATCCATTCGATGTGCGCCATCCCTTTACCCCAAAGTCCCTCAAGACGTTTAGCCCAATCACGAAAATAAACAGGCTCCACCGACCATCGCATAATGAGGTGAATGTGGGGGTTAGGCTCGCCAATGATTTCATTGGTTTGAGGGTCTTTGCTTGGTGGACACTCAGCAACCCAAACATAATGAAAATCAGCTTTTTCCCTGTCTGGACCAAATGGCGAAGGCTTGGCTTTATAGTGTGGATTTATCTTTTCACCCGCCTCAGTTTCCCAACCGCGCTGGTACATCTTTTTGCACCCATCAAGAAAGCGGGAAACCTCTCGCCCCATGGTGGTCTCTGCCGTTTTCACAATGGTGAAAGGCTTTTTCGGTAGTAAGGTGTATTGCCCATCTTTACCGTGAACAATCGTTCCTTTGTCTCGAATAAATTCGATAGGAGTAAATGGTCTGCCTTCGGCTTCCGCTTGTGCGCCAAATAGTGCAAGTCGCTGCTCTTTAGTAAACGTCAGCGTGATAAACGTTGTGAATCCGTCATGACATTGGGCGACGTACGCTCCCGACTCAAAGATTTTTGACACGCTACGTTTGGTTAACTGTTCGGTGAAGCGCTCACCTGTATTTGCATCCGGCGCCGAACTAGGTGGCGTTTGTGCCACAACTTGCGCTCGATATTGCCCTGACCATTTCCGGTGCTGGATATGCAAGCTTGAAGGGGCTAATTGTTTCTCAAATTCATAGCAAGGCTTACCAACTGACGGTAACACCCTTGCTTTGTTTCGCTCTGTGGTCGAATACAACGCATCAATGTTGTCATGCCCTAAACGGCTATCAAGCTCTGTCTTTTGCCCCGTAGGGTGCTGTAGCGTTCGCAGACGCTTAGTGATTCGGTGTATTTTTTGGCTCTTTTTCTTGTGTCGGACTTTTGCGCCCTTGGACAAGCCTATTGTCTCCGCGCTATCGCGCGCCGCTTCGCGGATGTGTTTCGTGCGGATGAAATGCAGTTGCTGCGCTTCACGGATTTTTTGGTTCTCAATCTCAGCCCATTCGGAAAAATTCGAATGTTGGTAAAATTTGGAACCTAAAAAACCCGCTTGATAGCAGGCTTCGGCTTCTTTGATTTTATCCAGTGGGCGGATGGCTCCACCCACATGTAGCAACTCTTCAATTTTCATTCTGTCACCAGTGACGGGCTATAAATTCTCTAGAGAAACGTACTTACCTGACTTGGTATCTCGCAGGGTGTTAAAGGTTAAATGGCGATGTTCACAACAAGCTTTTGCCAACATGTGAAACTCACTTTCTCTGTCTTGGGGAACCCATAGAGTGACCTTCTTTAAGCCTTGTGCTTTCTTGCTGGCTTCGTACTTGGCGTTTCGACTTGTTTTCATGGCAATTCCGCCAATCGCTTACCTGCCGTTCTAAGCTTGCCCGTAGCACTCTTAAAGCTCTCAATATCTGTGATGACATAGTATTTAGAGTTCATGAAGCCCCGCTCAGTTGAAATACTCTTATCAAGCATGTTGGAGGCGTGGACTAAATCTTTTCCGGCTTGTTTTGTCTGACTGTCCTTGTATTGCTTCTTTGCCTTTTTGTTTTCAAAGTGCAATTCAAACGTAAAGTATTCACAGACAGGACATTGTTTTATTGCAGGAAATACCGTGAACGCCTTTTGTGTATAGCTTTTGGTGTGGTCGCAATGGCTACAACGGTAGTCTCTAGTGATAGGTGCAAGTGTCATGATTACCTCTCTAAACGATGTGTTATGAAATCAATTCTTTGTGTTTAATGGCTTGCAAACGTGCCGCACGTTTATATTCAGCTTGCCCCTTTCGACTAAAGCGATAATCCTGACCACTGCGCGGTTTTGGCTTCCCAAAATTAGGGAAATACTTGGCTTTGATGCCTTCTATCGTTTCAATCCCTTTTTCAGTTGGCATACTCACCTCAATAATTTTTGAAGCAGCTAAGTCGCCCCGTGCGCTTAAAAAAACTTAAACGGGATGCCAGTGCTCCTAAGTCGTGAAGTTCTAAGTTTCTATCGTTCAAGCAGCAACGCACCGAAGCTACCATGTGTACTTGGCGTGCTTCTTTAACTTGGTATTTACTGAACACTTCGTAATAGCCAAGGAAGCGAGCCGCCCCTTCCATAGTTCGCTCTACGCTATATATTTCGCGAAATGCTTTTTTGGGTATCTGACCTATTGCTCATACTTCCCCCTTAAAAAGCTCTAAAAAAGTTATCTTTTGCTCGTTCATCAGCATCAGCCTTGGCGTGCTCCCAAAGCGCAAGCATGTTGATGTAAACCTTCTTTTCTCCTCGCTTTTTCTTTTTAATTGGCAGCCTTCCCTCGTGAACCATATTGCGTACAGATTGAGGAGTAACTCCCCAACGGCGCGCAAATTCATCGACAGGCAAATAGGGCATATCTGGTTGCATCGGTGTATTCATGCTATCTTTCCTTTACATTCAAACGCACTCAAACGCTTTTGTTTCGTATATATACCAATACTGGCACACATATATTCCACTATCAAACCGATAAAGGTGCAAAATGAAGGGTGACATTAGTTTTTCTAATAGGTTGAACCAGATTAAAGGTGAGCTATCTGGTAGAAAATTTGCGGATAAATGTGGTGTATCACACACCGTAATGGGGCGTTACCTCAGTGGAGATACATCCCCGACCTTGGAAGCACTAATAAAAATTTCTCGTGCTAACAATGTGAATATTGATTGGCTAGCAGGGGTAGACAATGTCTCTTTTGAAAATGCTCGCTTTTTGAGCGCTTCTGATTTTGAAACTATTCCCCTTTACTCTGCCGAGGCGAGTGCTGGTTGTGGCAGCTTTCAGCATGACGACTCCATTATTGGCGAGCATTTGATTCTAGTTGAAGACTTAAAGCGCTTAGGAATCAAGAAAGAGGACGCATGCGCTATAAAGGCAAGAGGAGACTCAATGACACCGACCTTAATGGATGGTGATTTATTGGTTGTTGATACTCGTGAGCAAATTGGCGTGTACGATGGCGTCTATGCTATTTCCGTTGACAATCAACTGCTGGTTAAGCGCTTACGTTATGACATTGCGAGTCAGGGCTACCATATCATTAGTGATAACCCTGAACATGATAACTTCCTTCTAACCAAAGATGAGCTGAGCCGCTTGAGAGTTAATGGGCGTATTCGTCAGGTGGTGAAAAACCTATGAGCATCAAAAAACAAGGTGATAAATACCTTGTCGATGTTCGCCCGCAAGGTAGAGATGGGAAGCGGTATAGGCGAAAGTTTGAGACTAAATACGAAGCCAGCCAGTACGAAAAACATATACTTGCTACTGCTCACAACAAGGATTGGCTCGAAAAACCAGCAGACCGCAGAACGCTAAAAGAGTTGATTGATTTATGGTGGAAATATGAAGGGCAAAGTAAAAAAACTGCTACTACATACCACCGTATACTGAAGCAAATCGATGTCGAACTAGACAGCCCTAAAGCCTACCAAATAAACCACAAGATGCTTGCAGACTATCGAGTCCATCATCTGGACAATAACAAAGCCATGACTACGTTTAATCGAAAGATTATGTGCCTGAGTAATGTTTTTACTGTTTTGATGGAAGCTCAGGAATATAGCGGAACCCATCCAGTTAAAGGCTTTAAGTTAAGAAGACCAAGAGCAAGAGAAATGCAATTTCTGTCTCAAAATGAGATGGATATATTGCTTACTTCTTTGTCTGGCGACGCTCTAAAAGTTGCCAAGCTATGCTTAGCCACCGGAGCACGATGGGGAGAGGCTGAGGGATTGAAAGGCAGCCAACTTGTTAATGGTCGCGTCACCTTTGTGGATACAAAAAATGGAAAAAACAGAACAGTTCCAATAGATAAGAAGCTCGAACTGGAAATTCAAACAGGCAACAGCGGAAGGTTATTTTCTGATTGCTACAATGAGTTTTATGCAATCCAAAAACGCTGTGATTTTGGATTACCCAGAGGTCAAGCATCCCATGTATTGAGGCATACATTCGCAAGTCATTTTATGATGAATGGAGGCAACATACTTGCCCTACAAAAGATACTCGGACACTCCACCATTCAGCAAACTATGACCTATGCGCACCTTGCCCCTGATTACTTGCAGGACGCTGTTAAATTCAACCCCTTAAGAAGCCCACAAAATGACCACAATTAGTATCAACAACCAAACATATGTAAATATAAACAGTATAAAGAAGCCTTTAAAATAAAGGAATCACCTTATTTTAATAGGATTTAAAAGCCTTCATTTGATGGCTTTTTATTTACGAAATTCGTACCAATAATAAAACGCCCGATTCGAGGAAGTGATAATGAGCAAATGGATTACCGCCCTACTGATCAG